TATTGGGGATATCTTCATTTCGGAGAAGACCATAAAATTATACAATGCTCTTCAGATGAGAGTGAAGCAATCAAATATTTCTCTAACACCTTCCTTGCTTACAAGGTAGCATACTTCAATAAGGTATATGATATGTGTGAAGCAGTTGGTATGAAATATGATGTTGTCCGTGAAGCAATTACCTATGATCGTAGAATAGGTAAATCCCATACCAAAGTTCCTGGTATTGATAGGGACAGGGGATTTGGAGGTACCTGTTTTCCTAAAGACCTAAACTCCCTTATTAGGCAGATGGATAAGTATGAGGTCAATGCTGACCTTCTTAGAGAGGTGTGGAAATACAATGAGGATATCCGAACCGTAATAGATTGGACGGTTACTTGACGTACACATAAGTTCATGTTATACTAAATACCTTCATAACAAAGGACTCGAAATAATCGTAACCCTTTGCGAATGACAACAGTTTCCCATGTCGGGGTAACTATCATCCGCAGGGGTTTTTTATTGCCCCATGCGAGAAACGACAACAATCATGTCAATCAAATCAACAATCGCTGCTCTTGCAGCATCACCTCTTCTATTATCTGGAGCCGCTTTTGCTGGTCCTTATGTGAATGTAGAAGCAAATGGTTCATATCCTGATGCAGATTACGCTTCTGGTAATCTCGAACTTCAACTTGGATACGAAGGTTCAACTGAAGGCGGTCTTGACTGGTACGCTTCTGTAGGACCAACAGTTCCTCATACTGAAGCTGCTGACGAGTTCGGTGATGTAGAAATCGCTGGATACCTTGGTGGTTCTTATGGAATCTCTGAGAGCGTTTCTGTTTACGGTGAAGTTTATGGTCAGACAACTCCAACTGACGACAAAGACTTCTCTGGTAAAGTAGGAGCTAAGTTCAGTTTCTAAAACTGAAAAGATAGGGGGTTTATATACCCCCTTTCTCTTGTATAATTTATTATAATCAAAACAATGTTAAAAATCGCTATCGCAGCAGTTGCTGCTGCTCCTTTTGTTGCTTCTTCAGCAATGGCAGGACCTTATCTTGGTGTGAATACTAAGACTGACTTCGTAGGAACAGACTACACAAAGAATGAAATCAAAGCTAAAGTTGGCTATTCTGATAAGTTCGGTGAGTCTTCTAACTCATACTTCGTAGAAGGTGGTACTAAGACTATCGCTACTGATGGTGCTGATGGTACAACTAATCTCTTCGTTGCTGGTGGATTAGGTTTCAAAGTTTCTGATGCCGTTTCTGCTAACGTTTCTGTAGAAGGAACTGACAATGACAGTGGAGATACTAAGTATCAAGTTAAGTCTGGATTCAAGTACAGTTTCTAAGTCGCTAAATAGGCTCAGAAAAATATATTGAATTCATTATATTATGGATCAAGATGAAGCTATGTTTGGTGCTGAGGTAAAACCGTCAGACGTAATACTGAAGCAGAACAAACCAAAAACAAACTGGATCAAGTGGTTCGCCTTTTCAGCAGGTGGACTACTTGGTCTTTCCCATATTGGGATGATGGGATTGTTGATGAGAAACAGCAATCAACTCCCTTCTATTAATATTCCTGTTGGGGAATATACAAGCTATGATGCAACCGTAGGAAAAGACGGGTATCGTATAACATATAAAGCAAATGATCCTACTGTGATGACAACTACCAAGAGGTTGAAAGAGAAAGCAGGCTTTCTTGGATTGGCTAATAACCACACTGTCATCAATGAAGAATATGTTATGGACAGTGCCAGATCACAAGGTGGACCAGTATCCAACCCAAGATCATGGATTGATCCATCAGCACTCGGTAAAGGAGGAGAAGAAGGACCAAGTGCAGAAACCATTGCATGTATCAAGAAACGAGGTGGAGGAGAACAATCAGGTAGGTTGGTCGGTACTTCTATTGGTGCTGCTGCTGCTCCCACTCTTTCTACCATTCCTTTTGTTGGTTGGTTGGCAGCTGGTTGGGTAGCAATGTTTGGTGGCAATCAAGGTGCTAATATAGGTGGTGATATGGCTACTGGAGGTAAATGCTAATGGGTGGAGCAGTAGAAGCATGGACTAGCATGGGTTATTTTGAGGGATTATTATTTTCCCTATGGATAATTGGCATGTACTATGTTAAACTAAAGATGGATAACAAGTTTACTAAACGTAGGTGACTCTAATGCCAGGATGGATTATCTTTTTGATTGGTATCGCTATTTTTATAGTGGTAGATAATATCATAACCAATTACTTCCCACCTAAGAAAAAAGGAAGAAAGGAATAGGATATAAGAAAAGATTATATTGGTGATAAGCTTGACAAAACTTTACAATTGCTATATAATATTGTAACGTTTCGTAACAAACCGAATGTCTTCATCATCAGCTTCTATGAAGCGATATACGATCAGTGAGTATGGCAAGCAGAATATGTTTGCACATGAACCCCCTATTAGGGTTATTGATCAAGGTGGGCAATACGAAGCTGCAGAAAAGATGAATGGCCGTTGGGCTATGATCGGTTTTGTAGCATTATTCGGTGCCTACGTAACAACTGGACAAATTATTCCAGGTATCTGGTAATGGATTATACTCATCCTTACTGGAGATATGCTGAGAAAGTCAATGGTCGTTTAGCGATGCTTGGTCTTCTCATAGCAGTTCACAACTATATGATCTTTGGATGGATTTTACCTCCATTCTACTAAGGTCTCTTACATCTTCTAACCCTTTCCCAATTAAAGAAAATGACTCCTGAAGCAGAAAAGTTTAATGGCTGGATGGCCATGATCGGAATAGTTGCAGCACTAGGTGCTTATGCAACAACAGGTAATATAATCCCAGGTATATTCTAATGAGTAACGTAGCAATTTGGCAGAGAGCCAACGGTAGGTTTGCAATGGTTGCTTTCTGGGCAGTCGTAGGTGCATATACCCACTTCAAATACTTTACATAACTAAATAATATTTCGTACTTATTAGCATATCAAAACAAATGAGCGACTTATTAGCCGCCCAAGATTCGATATCACCATTTGTAGCAATCCTCTGGGTTTTTTATCCTATGGCTGCTTTAGTTCTAATAGAACTACTTCTTCGTGCATTCAACGATGATGACGATGATCAAGATGGTGGTAAAGGAATCCGTGTTCGTCAGCAAGAACCAATAATGGTTCCTTCAGGAGCATGATAGATAGTATTCTAATACAAATACCTGTAGGTGCTCACGGTTTACTGGAGTTTGCCTTCTTCGTAGGTGTTGGAATTACAGCTAGTTCGATTGGTATTATTTGATGGATAAGTTTAAGGAGGATAGTTTAAAGATTTTATTCTCTGAATTTCCTCCTGACAAATATGATCCTGTGTCTATACATACATGTGCAGATGAATGGGTAGCTAAACAAGTAGTTACTACAGGCATCGTTGCTTACTACAGGGCATATTATGCAACCCGTTATGGTCGGTAATTACTTTCAAGATTTCTTGAACGTAATTCAAAACAGGTTTATTAACAAAGAAGAAAGATGGGGCTTCACTCAAAGCATGAGTGAGGATCCCATCTTTTTTACTAGCATAACTTATTATAAGATGTTAGTGGAAAATAATGATCTGTTAGACTTACCTGCAAAAGCATTAGTCTTTAGTGATCAGTGGGATATGACAGCAAAGAAAGAATTTGAACATGGTATTATAAGAAGAAAATTTCCTAAGTGTATTGATACACCAGTTATAGGATACTATCCTCCTAATGGATTTGTAGGATGGCATACTAATTGTGAAGCACATGGATATATTATTCTATTCAACTGGTCAGAAGATGGTGAAGGATTTTTTAGATATATCAAAGATGGTAAGATGGATACTCTAAAGGATGGGAAGGGATGGAGTTGTAAGGTAGGATATTTTGGAGACAGTCCAGAAGATTATCTGTGGCACTGTGCTAGAACTGAGTGTCGTAGGTTTTCTTTCTCATATAGATTTCAAAATAAGGAGGACTGGCAAGAGGCAGTTGACTTGATCCAATCATAGTGGTACAATATATTCATAACATGTTAAATGATGAAACTTCGTGATCCTATGAGACTGTCTGAAAAAACCTTGAAGATCTTACAGAACTTCACTACTATCAACCAGTCACTTTCCTTCAAAGAAGGGAATAAAATAAGAACTATTTCTGTCATGAAAAATGTATTGGCAGAAGCAGAGATAGAAGAGTATATTCCTAAGGACTTTGCAATCTATGATCTTCCACAATTTTTGAATACATTATCTCTTTATAAGAACCCAGAGGTAGATGTCTCCACATACACCTCACATGCCCTTATAAAGGATGGTAGTCATAATCGTGCTAAGTTCTTCTTTTCCGATCAGAGCATCATTGTAGCACCTCCTGAGAAGGAGATGAAGCTACCTAGTGAAGATGTATCGTTTACTATCAAGGAAGGAGATCTTCAACGTATTTTGAAATCATCTTCTATAATGCAGTTACCAGACCTATCTGTGGTTGGTGGTGATGGTGTTATAAAATTACTTGTTAGTGATCGTAAGAATGATACATCTAATGAATATGCTATTGTTGTTGGTCATACAGACCATACATTCTCATTCAACTTCAAGATTGAGAATATCAAAATGATTCCAACAGCATATGATGTAAAAATATCTTCTAAGAACCTTGCAAGATTCTTTAGTTCCGACTATAATTTAACATACTTCATTGCCTTAGAACCAGATTCTACTTATGTCTGACCCTGATCTATCTCCAGAACAACAGAAGGAGGTTGATAAACTATTGAAGAGATACAAGAAGTTGAAGAAACTTCAGAAGTCTAACTTCTTTACCATTCAAAAATTGAGTGGTAAACGTACTAAGATTGACGAGGTATTGGATGCCGACTAGACTATGGAGGGTATGGAAGTATGCACTGGGTTCGTTCTCTGATGAATCGACGAAGCGGTATGATAATCTTGTACTCATTGTTCGATCTTTCATCTTTCTTACTTATCTCGTTACTAATTGTTTTATCGTTTCGGGGGTAATCCGACACTGGAATGACTGACTTTATATGGGTTGAAAAATACAGACCCAAAAAAATTGAAGATTGTATCTTACCTGAAAGTATAAAGAAAACTTTTAGGGAATTTTTATCTCAAGGTGAGATACCTAATTTACTTCTTAGTGGTCCTCCTGGTATTGGAAAGACCACAGTTGCTAAATGTTTATGTGAAGAACTAGGAGCAGATTACTATGTCATCAACGGATCAGATGAAGGACGATTCCTCGATACCGTCAGAAACCAAGCAAAATCTTTCGCAGCTACGGTCTCTCTTACGTCAGGTCAAGGACACAAAGTCATCATCATCGATGAAGCAGACAATACCACTGCCGACGTACAACTCCTTCTTAGAGCGAATATTGAGACCTTCTACAACAACTGTAGATTCATCTTCACCTGTAACTACAAAAACCGAATCATTGAACCCCTCCATTCGAGATGCTCAGTTATCGACTTCGGAATTACAGGAGCTGAAAAACCAAAAATCCAGGCAGGATTCTTCGAGAGACTTGTATCCATCTTGGACGGAGAAGGGATTAACTCTGATAAGAAAGTCCTCCTCGAACTTATCAGAAAACACTACCCAGATTGGAGAAGAGTCCTCAATGAATGTCAACGATATTCAGCAGGGGGATCAATAGATTCTGGTATTCTTTCAGAGTTATCTGATGTAAATACCACTGAGTTAATTGACTACATAGCGAAGAAGGAATTTCTAAATGTTAGAAAATGGATCGTTCAAAATATAGATAACGATCCTAATAAAATCCTTAGGAATTTGTATGATACAATGTATGATCATATGAAACCTAAATCCATCCCAGAAGCTGTGCTCATCATTGCCAAGTATCAATATCAATCTGCATTTGCAGCAGATAATGAGATCAACTTATTAGCAGCGATGACAGAGATTATGGTCAATTGTGAATTTAATTAAAAACTAACTAATCATGTCTAAAGAATCTCAAGGAATGAAAACAGCAGCCGTTATTGAACAACCTGTCTGTGCACCACCTGTTCAAGAACCTACCTTTTGGAATGATTATGCCACTATTGGTGCAATCGGTATTTTCATATTCGTAGGTTTATCTGTAATTGGATCCTATTGGCTTATAGGTAAGGGTGCAACTAAAGAACAGATTGAAGAATGGAAGAAGGAGGATTAGAATGAGATGTTTAGTTACTGGTGGAGCAGGCTTTATAGGATCTCATATTGTTGGTAGACTATTACGTGATGACCATGAGGTCGTTGTAATAGATGATGAGTCTGCAGAAACAAATGAATTCTTCAATTGGTATGATGACCATGCTGAAAATCATACTGTAGATATTACTGATATTGATGCATGTCGTCCATTGTTCAAAGGAGTTGATGTTGTATTTCATTTAGCAGCAAAGTCTCGTATTCAACTTACGATGAACGATCCATTTGGTTGTATGAAAACCAATGTGCTCGGTACTCTAAACATGTTGGAACTATCAAGAGAAGCAGGTGTAAAGAGGTTTATAAATTCATCTACTTCATCTTCTTATGGGTTGAACAATGTTCCACCTCTTGAAGAGACTATGCCAACTGATTGTTTGAATCCGTATTCAGCAAGTAAGGTTTCGGCTGAGACTTATTGTTATATGTACTATAGGTTACATCATCTTCGTACTATAACTCTTAGATATTTTAATGTGTATGGTCCTCGTGAACCTTTGAGTGGTCCTTATGCTCCTGTAGTTGGGTTATTCAAACGACAGAAAGAAGCAGGTGAACCTATGACTATAGTAGGAGATGGTAATCAACGTAGAGATTTTACTCATGTCGATGATGTAGTAGAAGCAAATATGTGTGCTATGAATAGTATCATATCAGGTGTTGTTATAAACATAGGAACAGGAACAAATTATTCTGTGAATGATATCGCAGCATTGGTAGGAGGAGATACTGTAAACATTCCTGAAAGACCAGGTGAAGCAAGAGAAACTCTTGCTAATATAGAAAGAGCAAATAATATGATAGGATGGAAACCTACAATCTCTATAGAAGATGATTTTTCTAACACTTCCCAACGAAGTATTTGAACCACTCGTTCTTGTATTGGGATTAATATGGATCAATTTATTACTGACATCATTACCTACGAATGAAAAAAAGTCTAAAGACTCCTCTAAGATATCCAGGAGGAAAAAGTAGAGCTGTTCAAAAGATGGCTCAATTCTTTCCTAATCTTAGTGACTATGCAGAATATAAGGAACCATTTATAGGTGGTGGATCTGTTGCAATATACATCTCTCAAATGTTCCCACACTTGAACGTCTGGGTAAATGATTTATATAAACCATTAGTAACTTTCTGGGTTGGTTTGAGAGATGAACCAGAACAGATGGTTGAGAAGCTAAAGCATTATAAAACAAGACATCCTGATAGATCTTCTGCAAAAGGATTATTCAATCGGTGTAAGGATGTAGTTAATGATGAGAATGTAAATTATATTGATAGAGCAGTTGCTTTTTATATTGTAAATAAATGTTCATTCAGTGGTCTTAGTGAGTCATCTTCGTTCTCTCCTCAAGCTAGTGAGAATAATTTTACATGGAGGGGTATTGAGAAATTACCAGAGTTCTCAAATATAATCAAACGTTGGACTATTACCAACTATACATATGATCGTTTTATACAACAGAGATCTCCTGTAGTAAAGACTTTCATATATCTAGATCCACCATATGAGATCAAGTCTGCTCTGTATGGTAAGAAGGGTTCCATGCATAAGCACTTCGACCATGAAGACTTTGCTAAGGTATGTGATACTGTACCATCAGATACTTTGATAAGTTATAACTCATCACAGTTGATCAGAGACAGATTCAAGTCATGGCAAGCAGTAGAGTTTGATCATACCTATACCATGAGGTCTACAGGTGACTATACAAGTCAGCAAAAAGAAAGAAAAGAACTTTGTTTACTTAACTACAAACCTGTGATATGATATATAATAGGTATAAATTACTAGGTACATGAACTTACTTGTCTTCCCTGCATTTATCGGAATCGTTGCAATTGGTATAAATGTTCTTCCAAATCTTGTAATGGTATAGTATAATAGATAGTGTAATTAGAATTATGTTATGCTATCTACTAAGTATCGTTTAGAATTGACTGATATATGTTGTCGTATGATCACTACAGACGGAGTACCAGTTACTCTGGATGAAAGAATTTGGATGAATAAATTATGTGATCACAATGCATCTGCAAAATCATTAGTAGAATCTTTATTATGTCCTTATAAGGTAGAATGACTGTATACCAACACTGGGATCCTCTAAAAGTATGTGCTGTTGGTAGAAGTTATCCACCAGAGTTTTATAGCAGAATCAAGAATACTAAAGTCCGAAATGCAATGGAGAAGATTGCAATCGAGACTGAAGAAGACTATCAGAAACTAATAAGCAAATTAGAAGAGTTTGGTGTCACTGTTCTGAGGACAGATCTAAGTGATGATCCAGAAGTATATGTAAATGATAAAATACCACACCCTAAAGGTGAAGGTCATGTAACAGAGTATCCTCCTATGGTACCAAGAGATTATACTGGTATGTTTGGTGGTACTTTTTTTATGCCATCAAAAAACTATGGGGATAATATTGATATAAGGAGTGTTTATAATAGATTATGTACCTCTCAGTTATCTGATCTTACATACCGTGAGAAATTGATGGCAAAATTATTGGAGAATGCATTAGAACCAGATAAGAATTTGTCTACATCTATGTCATTATTCAAGTTTCGTACTAATAAAAAATTCCATCATGGCACTAAGGTTTTAACAGGTATAGATTTTGATAAGATTAAAGATGAAATAATCAAAGCAGAGACTATGCAGATAGGTTCTGTTAATAAGTGTCCTAATCATAATAAGTTTTATCCTTATGCTACGATAGAGAAGTGGTGTAAAGATAATGATGTCCCTATCATATACGATCAGTATGTAAATACTGCTACTAGCATTAGATGTGGCAAGGATTTATATTTTAGTTTCTGTAATGTTATCAATAAATTGAATCAGAAGAGTTTTGATGAGAAACTTAGAAGATTCTTTCCAGACTATCGTATACATTATCTGGCAAATACTGGTCATAGTGATGGTAGTACATGTGCAGTCAAGCCAGGTCTTGTAGTATCTCTAAAAGGTACAGAAGATTGTAAGAAGTTATTTCCTGATTGGGATGTGTGTTCCATAACAGGTGAGGGATGGGATAAGGTAGATGGTTTTCTTAAGATGAAGGAGAAGAATAAAGGAAAATACTTTGTTGCTGGTGAAGAAGATAATGATGACTTGATAGAATATATGGATAGTTGGTTATCACACTGGCAACTCTATGTTGAGGAGTCAGTCTTTGATGTAAACATGTTAGTTATTGATGAAAAGAATATTATATGTAATGGTTATAATGAAAAGGTATTCAAATACTTTGAGGAGCATGGTGTCACACCTCATATAATTAATTTTAGACATAGATATTTTTGGGATGGTGGTCTCCACTGTATAACATCTGACCTTCATCGTGAAGGGGAGCAGAAAGATTATTTTCCAGAACGAGGTGAGGCAAGATCTTTTCTAATATGACACCACAGTTACAACAATGGATAGAATTTCTACAGAAACCAAGTAAGGCATTCAGTGGGTTACCTCCATGTCCATTTTCTAAGGCATCTTTTCAAAATAATAAGGTAGAGATTATTGATTATGTAAATCTTCTACAGGTTATTGAGTATATGAATAAACCTTGGGAGAAGGATGTTGTCATATTTGTAATGAAGAATGAACCTGTACATTATATCGAGCATGTAGCATTGAAGCTATCTGTTATGTATCCTGATTTTATATTTCTTGAGGAACATCCAGATTTAGTTGAAGAGATTGATGGTGTAAAAATGAATAGTGGTATGTGTATGCTGCTGGTTCAAAATAGAAAACATTTAGAAGATGCTAGGTCTGATCTTAAGAAGACTGAGTATTATAATAAATGGACTCAGGAATTGAAAGATAGAATTTGGAATAAATAAGTTTATATCTGGAATAGCTATGAAATTTGCAGAATATATGCTAAAATGTAGAGACCTCTCAGAGGGAGGGATGTCTCGTGTGGTTCGTAATTCCAAGAGCCGTAGTACAGCAGTTATGACTGCTAGTCGTGGAGACAAGTCTAACAAGCAAAATAAGGCTGCTAATAAGGATCTTCAAAAGAAGGTTCGTAGTTTAGGGTATGGATATAGGAAGGTTGAAGGTTCTTACAAAGAGAAGGGTGATGATGGTAAAGAGAAAAATGTAAAGGAGAAGTCTATTGTAGTTAATGCTCCTAAGAAGAAGTTTAGAAAGTTCAAGAAGCAAATGAAACGTCTTGGTAAGGCAGCTAACCAAGATACTGTAATCACAAAGAGAGCAAAGTCCTCTGCTCAATTGAATCCAACCAATAAAAGGGGTGGAAAGAAATCAATTAGAATAGGACGAGTGAAACCCAACACTACCTCACCTGAAGGACAAACAAGGGTCAAAGGAAAAACTTACACCTACGGGTAATTCATTATGACAATCACTGATTTTGGAATCGAGACACCTCTCGATGAGTTTGATAGTATTCGTGAATATTTTGATGACGATCAGTGGGAACTAATCTATGATGCATTACTAGCAGAGTCTTCTGTGTGTTCAGAAGATGACATCGAAAAATATAATGTTATCCTTCGTAAAGTACAGACATTGTTTGATATCACTGGAGAAATTGACAGATGACTACTCCCTTTGATGATAGTAACTGGCGTGAAGAATATAAATCATATACAAGTAGTGCTAGAGAACTAGATCTATTAGAGAATGGACCTAAGAGTCTATCTCAGTCATGGATACTAGGTGCATTATATAATAAATGGAAAAGGATAAAGGGTTATAAAGATCCTGAACCTCCTAATTGCCAAAGTTCTTTACAGGAGTTTTTTAAAAAGCATGGATAAACCTACAGACCTGTATCAAGATATGGAAACTCTCAACAGTCTTTATGAAGAACTTTGTTGGGATCCTAATCATCATCTAGAATTTGTACCTGACTATGCAAATGATCAAATCATTATAAGGAACAAAACTAAAGATGAGTCTTCAAGATTACATAAAGTTTCCTAGAAAAGATTGGTCTAAGGAAAAGTGGTTGCAACATGCTTGGGTGCAACGTCACAATCCATGGATAACTGAAGATGATCGTCAGTATTGGCGAGATAAAATTGCTGAACTTACACAATGATTTTTTTAATCGGTATCATGTCATTTGCGAACTTTGTATTCTATCCATTAGTGATAGGTACACTGGTTGCTGTAGTAATAGAACAGATTCTTAGAGCAAAAGGGGATGATGATAACCCTAAAGATGTAAAGAATGTTTTTGTTGCTATGGGTGTTAGAAAATACCTATGGCGACAATCGTGGTTATTCAATATAATATGGTTTGTATCATATTTTATTCTTATGTTAACAGTGGGCAGACAAGGACAACAACCAATGCCTGATATGATTTGGCAGGGGTAATGGAATTAAAAGAATGGCTCAATAGCATCAATAGTTCTAAGAAGAATTTCATTGATGAAGATCCTTTATTAGAGAAGGAGTATCCAGCATATATTGTGAACAGATGTATGTCTGGACATATGGATGCTTTGATGTATGCAAATGAAATGAATATCAATCCCCAATTGGACAAGAAGCTGCAATATGACTTTTATCTAAATACATTACGATCCAAGAAGAGGTTTTCTCCTTGGGTGCGAAAAGAAGAAATATCAAACCTTGACATTATTAAATCATACTATGGATATAGTGATGATAAAGCAAGGCAGGTTCTTCCTCTTATTAGCAATACTGAACTTGAACACATTCGTAAACGACTTGATAGAGGAGGATTAAAATGAATTCCAGTGAACCCATATACGAGTGGTCTCCCGATAAAATGATTGAAGTGGTTCTAAAAGAACCCGATGATTTTTTAAAAGTAAGAGAAACACTTACAAGGATAGGTGTAGCATCTCGTAAAGAAAAGAAGTTATATCAATCTTGCCATATTCTTCATAAGCAAGGTAGATATTATATCGTACACTTCAAAGAATTATTTGCTCTTGATGGTAAGAAAGCTAACTTGAGTATAAATGATGTGCAAAGAAGAAATAGAATTGTTAAACTCCTTGTTGATTGGGGTTTAGTTATAATTGATGATAAGGTACTAGAAAGTATTCAAGATGTATCTCCTTTGAATCAGATCAAAGTTATTTCATTTAGAGAAAAGGGTGAGTGGTCTCTTGAGACAAAATATAACATAGGTAAAAAGAAGGTAGTGACACCCGAATACGAGTAGGACACTAAACTGTTATAATTAATAGTGTCGCCTACGGGGACATTTAAAACTAGACGCTCAAGGAGGTCACTATGTTCGGTCCGAACAGTATAACTTTGTCTGTGCCTGATACACAGAGGTACCTAGAAAAGGTACAAAAAAATATGATAGGATTCGAGGATTGGTTCAACGAATTCGATCAGCACTTTGCAAACACAAACTACCCACCTTATAATACTATAAAGGTTTCTAATCATGAGTATAGGGTTGAGGTAGCATTAGCAGGTTTCAAGAAAGAAGACCTAAAGGTTTATACCGTTGAAGGTAAACTCGTCATCGAAGGTAAGAAGAGTGACGGTGTTGAGCAAGATTATGTACATAAGGGATTAGCACAACGTGCCTTTACTCGTACTTGGTCATTACCTGAGCAATACGTAGTCAAGGAAGTAAGGTTCGAGGACGGACTTTTACTTGTTGACATTGAGAAGATTATCCCAGATGCCCAACAGCGTAAAGACTGGCTCTAAATACAACTACGGATGATATAATTTTGTAGTGTATTCAAGAGTACTGAAACACATCAAAGCGTCAGATCTCCGTGAGACTCTGACGCTTCGTTTTAGGGATGAACTGAACCCAACCTTCTGGATGGGTGAACAGATCAAGCCTGAGGTAAGAGATGCCTTGATGAAATTTGCACAGGCATTTGCTGACTATGTAGATCTCGATGATAGAGCGATAACAGATGTTCTTTTATTGGGTGGTAATGCAGGGTATAATTATACTGTAATGTCTGATTTGGATGTGCATCTTGTAGTAGATCCTAAGTTTATTCCAGATTGCAATCCAGAATTACTTGATGATTACTATATGGATAAAAAGACCTTGTGGGAATTGACCCATAATGTTAGAATATATGGAGTTCAGGCAGAACCATACATTGAAAGACCTGGTGTAACTCGTAAAAGGAGTCAGGGTGTATTCAGTCTTCTCAAACAAACATGGATTCAAAAACCAGAGAAGTTTGATGATGATCTTGATGAGAAGGAACTTGAAAAGAAAGTAAATTCTCTGAAGCATAAGATTGATACTCTCATCAAAGGTGAGCAACCAGATGCACTAAAGGCTTTAGTAAGAAAACTTAGAGTCGGTAGGTCAACCTCATTGCAGAAGTATGGGGAATATGGTTTTGAGAATTTAGTTTTCAAAGAGCTAAGAAATGCTGGATATATTGACAAGGTACGTTCAACCGTGGTAAACTTTAAAACAAAGAGTCTATCCCTGTGATAAAAACATTATTATTCAAAAACAATCTCGTCCTTATAGCAAGGATTGAAGAGGTTGGATCAGAGATGGGTGAACCAGACTGTAAGTTGACTGACCCATTTGAACTAAAGACAAGCAATGGTGATGTGTTCCTAGAGCATTGGCCATCATTTTCTATGCAACGTCAGATGATGGTTCACTCTGATAGTATTCTTACTATACTAGATCCAGATAAGATACATCTTGATAAGTATCAATCCCTAACAGCACCAGTACAAACAACCATCACTAAATGAGGTATTACACCAACGTTCAAATGATCGGGAATGAGTTTCTCGTTCGTGGGTACGAGGATGGGAAGAGCTTTAAAACAAGAGAACAATATAGACCAACATTATTTGTACCATCTAAGAAGAGAACAAAGTATAAGACTTTAGATGGAAAGTATGTGCAAAGCATCCAACCAGGATTCGTTAGAGACTGTCGTGAATTTTATAAGAGGCATGATGCTATAGAAGGATTTGAGATCTATGGTAATAACAGATACATCTATCAATATATTTCAGATAAGTATCCAGAACAAGAGATCAAGTTTGATATTAATAAGATCAAACTGGTAACTATTGACATTGAGGTCAAGTCCGAAAAAGGATTCCCTACGGTAGAGAACTGTGATGAAGAAATGCTTTGCATCACACTACAGGATTATGCTACTAAAAGGATTCTGACTTTTGGTATAGGACCATATCATCATAACGATAAGATGGTGAAGTATGTACAATGTAATGATGAGTATGATTTACTTCAACACTTTATAAACTTTTGGTCACATGATCCACCAGAAGTTGTGACTGGATGGAACTGTCAGTTATATGACATCCCATACCTTGCTAAAAGGATCACTAGAGTGCTTGGTGATAAAGCATGTAAGAAATTATCTCCATGGGGATTGGTAACTAATGAAGAGATATACATGCAGGGTAGAGGACATCTTGTATATGATATTGGTGGTGTAACAGTTCTTGATTACTTAGATCTTTATAAGAAGTTTACATATAAAGCACAGGAGTCATATAAACTTGACTATATTGGTGAGGTTGAATTAGGACAACGTAAGGTTTCTAATCCATTTGATACCTTCAAAGAGTTTTATGCAAAGGATTGGAATAAGTTTGTGGATTATAACATACAAGACGTTAGACTTGTTGACTCCCTTGAGGAGAAGATGAAGCTGATTGAGCTTGCTGTGACAATGGCTTTCGATGCTAAGGTGAACTTCACAGATGTGTTCTATCAGGTTCGTATGTGGGATATGATTATCTACAACGAGTTGAAAAAAAAGAATATAGTTATACCACCTAAAACACAAGCTAACAAAGATGAAAAATATGCTGGAGCGTATGTCAAAGAACCTATACCTGGTAAGTATGACTGGGTTGTTTCTTTTGACCTCAATTCTCTTTATCCTCATCTTATCATGCAGTATAATATATCTCCAGAGACACTTTTAGATGAGAGATATCCTAATGTTTCTGTTGATAAATTATTGAATGAGGAAGTAGATCTATCTCATTTAGATGAGGTTACGGTATGTCCTAATGGTGCTATGTTCACCACTAAGACTCGTGGATTCCTTCCTAAGTTGATGGATAAGATTTATGGTGAAAGAGTAGTCTTCAAGAAGAAGATGTTACAAGCAAAGAAACAATATGAGAAGACACCGACTAAAGCACTTGAAAAAGAAATAGCGAGATGTAATAATATACAGATGGCAAAGAAGATTCAGTTGAACTCTGCCTATGGTGCTATTGGTAATAACTATTTTCGTTATTATAAGTTAGCTAATGCTGAAGCGATCACCTTAGGTGGTCAGTTCTCTATTCGTTGGATAGAGAATAGAATGAATCAGTACATGAATCGTGTACTTAAAACACAAGGAGAAGATTATGTTATTGCTAGTGACACTGATAGCATTTACCTCAATATGGGTCCTTTGGTTGAAACTGTATACAAGGGGCGAGAGGTATCTAATGAGGACATCGTTTCGTTCCTCGATAAGGTGTGTGATTTGGAATTGGAAAAATATATTTCGAGTGCTTATGAAGCGTTGGCCGAATACGTAAATGCTTATGAACAGAAGATGTTCATGAAGCGAGAGACTATTGCTGAACGTGGTATCTGGACTGCTAAGAAGAGATACATGCTCAATGCTTGGGACATTGAAGGTGTTAGGTTTGCTGAACCTAAACTGAAGATGATGGGTATTGAAGCAGTCAAGTCATCTACACCTGCACCATGTAGGAAGATGATTAAAGAAGCTATTGGTATTATTATGAGTAAGACTGAGGAGGATGTTATCGATTATATTGATGAGAAGAGAAACGAATTCAAGAAGATGGATCCAGCTGATATTGCATTTCCTAGATCATGTAATAATGTTGACAAGTATCATAGCAATCTTTCCATATACTCAAAGGGTACACCTATTCATGTTAGAGGTGCTTTACTATTCAATCATTATATTAAGAAACATAAAGTGGATTCTAAATATACTGCTATCAATAATGGTGACAAGATCAAGTTCTGTTATCTTGCTAAACCTAATCCCATACAAGAGAATGTCATTTCTTTCTCAGGAGATTTTCCTAGAGAATTGGGATTGAATCAGTATGTAGATTATACATTGATGTTTGAGAAATCATTCCTTGAACCACTCAAGGCAATTCTAGATAGTATTGGGTGGCATGTTGAAAAAGTTGCAACGCTTGAATCTTTCTTCACATGATGCTATACTATAACCACAAACTTTTATATTATGGACTTACCTATCAATGATGATGAGTTGTCATATATTGTGACAGCATTATGGAGATGCCGTAAGTCTGAGGATAGATGCAATGACTTGTATACTAAACTCAACTTGGTGAAGGAAGTAAGGGATGATAATCCTGATGGTCCTTATAAGAAAATCCTAAGAGAACAACACGGAATGGTAATCTAATGAAAGAACAACTCCTAAAAGCAGTACTAGCTCATGCTAATGGTGAGATAGCAAAACATAGGGCAAACGTCAATGTTTACCTAGAACATCCAGCAGGGATTGGAGAACACTCTGATATCACAGAAGCAATTCAATGTGAATTGGATAAAATTGCTAGGTATCATGATCAGATAGAAGTGGTAAACAAGTACTTTAAAACTGCTGAGTAATGATTTTTGAACAAGTGAGTCTTGTAACTGGTGGGTTTGATCCCATTCATTCAGGACATCTTCGGTATTTTGAAAGAGCGAAAGATTACTCTGACTATCTTGTAGTTGGATTGAATGGTGATCCTTGGCTCAAGAGAAAGAAAGGACAATTTTTTCTTCCATGGACTGAGAGGGCAGACATTCTTCGTCACTTAGATATGGTTGATGCTGTTATCTCTTGGGATGATAGCGATGAGTCTGCTTGTGGTGCTATCGCAAAATGTTTGGAAATTTCTGATACAGTTATCTTCTGTAATGGTGGTGATAGAGGTAAATTAAATACACCAGAGTTGGATAGTTATAGTAAGAATTCTAGAGTAGAGTTTCATTATGGTGTTGGTGGAACTGAAAAGTTGAATAGTAGTTCTTGGATTTTACATAACTATTTCAACCGCCAACGTAAACTATTAGGAATATGATTTTTTTATCAAACCCATCTGTGTATACACTACCAAATACATGGGAGAAACAACCACTAATTGAACCAGGACTTGCAATACCAATTTTCATTGGAGCAATTGTCATTGGTTTATTGGGTTATGGTATATACATGACCTTTGGTGCAGGTAAGGAAGGACTCAGAGATGAGATTGACGAACATGCTAAAATGCATGAACTAGGAATTGCTCATGGACATGAAGGCAAGAGAGCCTATGTTACTGAGACAAAGAAAGATTATCCAAAACACAAACATGAGGATTAGTAATGGACTTATTGAATGAGATTGTAAAGGAGATTGGATCTGATTATGCAAAGATTGCATCAGAGGAAACCGATACCGAAACCTATATTGATACTGGATCTTATGTATTCAATGGATTAGTATCAGGATCTTTATCTGATGGTGGTGTATCTAACAATCGTATTACAGCAATTGCTGGTGAGACTTCAACTGGTAAAACATTTTTCTCTTTAGCAGTAGTGAAGAATTTCTTAGATAATAATCCTAAGGGTTATGTTTTATATTTTGATACAGAGTCAGCAGTCAATAAAGATATGCTTGAGGATCGTAAGATTGATACTAAGAGAGTAGCTCATATTGAGGTTGTTACTATTGAAGAGTTTAGATCGAAGGCACTCAAAGCAATAGACATATATCTAAATAAGCCCATAGAGGAACGCACTCCCTGTCTATTCGTGTTAGACTCCTTGGGAATGTTATCTACCGAGAAAGAGATCAGAGATGCATTGGACGATAAGCAAGTCCGTGACATGACTAAATCTCAGTTGGTCAAGGGTGCGTTCAGAATGCTTACTCTCAAACTCGGCCAAGCGAATGTCCCACTCATTGTCACAAACCATACGTATGATGTCATCGGAGCTTATGTTCCAACTAAAGAGATGGGAGGAGGTTCGGGACTCAAGTATGCAGCTAGCACAATCATATATCTCAGCAAGAGCAAAGAAAAGGTTGGCACGGAAGTCGTCGGAAATATTATCAAAGCGAAGACTGTCAAGTCTCGTCTAAGTAAAGAGAATAAGCAAGTAGAGATACGTTTATTTTATGATGAACGTGGTCTAGACAAGTACTATGGACTGCTAGATTTAGCAGAGAAGTATGAGATTGTGAAGAAAGTTGGAAATAGATATGAAATTGATGGTAAGAAGGTGTATGCTAAGGAAGTGTATACCAATCCTGAAAAGTATTTCACTGAAGAAATCATGGAACAACTTGAGCAAGCAGCTAAAAGTGAGTTTAGTTACGGGGGTACCTAATGACTGAACGGGTTGCATTGACAATTCTACAGAACCTTATACATGATGAAAAGTATACCCGTCAAGTAATTCCTTTTATACAATCTGACTATTTTGAAGATAGATCTGATAAGGTTGTATTTGAAGAGGTATCAAATTTTCTGGATAAGTATGATAAGCTTCCTACAAAGGAAGCACTTCATATTGAAGTACAGAAGAGAGTTGATATCACAGAGGATGAGTTCTCTAAGATTGAGCAGTTAGTATCATCACTCAGTGAGTCAGGATCTGATTCACAGTGGGTGCTTGATACTACAGAGTCTTGGTGTAAAGAACGTGCCATATATTTGGCATTGATGAAAAGTATTCAAATTGCTGATGGTCAAGATGACAAACGCCAACCTGATGCTATCCCCAGTATCTTATCAGAAGCCCTTGCAGTCGGCTTTGATCAACATGTGGGACACGACTACCTCGCTGATTCCGAGGATCGCTATGCATATTATCACAAAGTCGAACGTAAGATCCCCTTTGATCTTGACTACTTCAATAAGATTACTTCGGGTGGACTCAGTGATAAAACGCTCAACATCGCTTTGGCTGGCACTGGTGTCGGTAAGAGTTTGTTCATGTGTCATGTCGCTGCCAGTGTTCTCACCCAAGGTAAGAATGTTTTATACATCACACTTGAGATGGCAGAAGAGAAGATTGCAGAAAGAATTGACGCTAACCTTCTCGATGTTAACATCAGGGACATACAGGAATTACCTAAACAAGTCTTTGATAAGAAGATCAATAAGATAGGATCTAAAACTAAAGGTAAACTTATAGTTAAAGAATATCCTACTGCATCTGCACATGCTGGACATTTCAAAGCATTGCTACAGGAATTGAAGTTGAAGAAATCATTCAAACCTGATATAATATTCATAGATTATTTGAACATCTGTGCCTCATCAAGATACCGTGGAGCAGTCAACGTCAACTCCTACTCCTACGTCAAAGCAATCGCAGAAGAGTTACGAGGATTGGCAGTCGAAGCTTCTGTCCCATTATTTTCGGCAACGCAGACTACTAGGTCTGGTTTTGCTAGTTCAGACCCTAATCTTACTGACACAAGTGAATCTTTTGGTCTTCCAGCTACTGCTGATCTTATGTTTGCCCTTGTTAGCACGGAGGATATGGAGAACCTTAATCAAATAATGGTCAAGCAATTGAAGAATAGGTACAATGATCCTACTATGAATAAGAGATTTGTTGTTGGTATTGATCGTGCTAAGATGAGATTATATGATGTAGAACAATCAGCACAGGAAGATATAGTTGACGAGAGTACCCTAGTAGAGTATAATCAAAAAGAAGAAAAGAAAGCTAAGTTTAATGACTTCAAATTTTGATAGTAAATATGTTCGCTTTGTTAATAAAGTAACAAGCGAAGAATCTAAGAATGGCGTAGCGTTTCTAAATCGTCTTAGAGATTTGGAAGAAGAGTCTGATATTCATCGTCTTCTTACTGCTGCTGTTGGTATTAGTGCTGAAGGTGGTGAGTTTATGGAGATAGTAAAGAAGGTGATCTTCCAAGGTAAGCCATATAATGAGGAGAATATTCATCATCTAAAGATTGAACTTGGAGATGTATTATGGTATGTTGCTCAGGCATGTATAGCACTTGATATAAGTCTTGATGATCTATGTGATATGAATATAACTAAACTTGAGAAGAGGTATCCAGAAGGACACTTCTCTGAATTTTATTCTGAAAATAGAAAGTCTGGTGACTTATAGTATATCTTGTATTAAGATAGGAGATAAATTTGACTCACAGTATGTCAATAAACTTTATGACATGGTTCGTTTACAATCAGACGCACCATTCTATTGCTTTACTGACGACCCAACTGGAGTTAAACAGGGAGTTAACATAGTTAACATTGATGTCAGTGAATATGAGTTATGGTATAACTGGTGGCCAGCATGGTATAAGATTGAGATGTTTGTCAAGCCTGAGTTAAGAAAATATACAAGGAAGATTTTTTTTGATCTCGATGTTATAATACATGGAGATATTTCTGATATATTAAATCATGATGCAGACTTTGCACTCGTTTATTCGACATGGAAAGGTCTTCCATTCAAAATCAAGTATCCTAAAAAATCGTTATTTAATTCCAGTGTGATAGTATGGAAGGATGCATCTCATGTATATGAGCATTTTATGAAATCACCTAAAGATTTTGTAAGTAAATATGCAGGTACAGATGACTTCTATCATAACGAAAAAATAAAGAGAACTCAATTACCACACTGCATATATTCTTATCGTGATGGTGAGAAACCTAATCAGTACAATAGTTTTGTATTGAGAAAACATAAATCAATTGCTTTACTACATCAGAAACCAAAGAATCATGAATTGAATATCTATGATCATCCAATACTAAAGTATTGGAATGGGAATGACACCGCCTAACTCAAAAGATTGTCTTGATAAATATGTCAGTATTCCGCACGTTGTGGGTACTTTATCAATTTCCAACACCTTGAATTTTATAACAATGGACGTTGGTTCTGTTCTTTACTAAAACAAAATGTCTTTTTCAAATCCTAAGTGGTTCGAGCGTTTTCCTCGTACAATCACTAAAGCAGTTACTTGGCGTAGCTGGATGATGGTAACCAACTCTTTCATTGGTTGGATCGTTTCAGGAAACCCTATGAAGGGTCTTACAATTGGACTTATGGCTCTCGTCATTAACTCCACTCTATACATTCTCCACGAAAGATTGTGGAACAGGAATGATTGGCAGAGGAGAACTACTACTGATAAGGATTTCGTAGTTCTATAAATAATACCGTATAAGTATTGATCAAATTAAATTAAGGAGGAACCGAATATGAAAACAGTACGTTGGGTTTTGGCACACGAGCCTATTGAACTGTTTCTAAGAGCTGCAAACCGTTTCAAGGAAACCATTGAGCAAACTGCTCCTGGTGAACTTAATCTTGAAATTCTTACACTCTCAGAATATTCAGATAAGTATAACAATGGCGAGGCAGTAACTAAGCACGATTTGCTTAGTCTTATGAGTGAAGGTAAAATCGAAGTTTCACAAATGTATACGTCTACACTAGGACGTAAGCATAATAGAGATATGTGGGCTTTAGATCTTCCGTTCCTCTTTAAAGATCACGATCACGCTACACGGGTTTTTGAAGGTCCTATAGGAGAGCAACTTCTTGATGGACTCGGAGATTCTAGACTTGGAGAAAAAGGTGGAGTCAAAGGTCTTGCATTTACATACTCAGGTGGTTTTAGAAACATCCCTGCTAATGTAAAGATAGAAAAGATTGAAGACTTTGCTGGTGTTAAACTACGTTGTAACAAGTCACCAATTGCTCAAGAAACAATTGAAGCAGTAGGTGGTGTATCTGTTCCTATCGAACTAGAGCAAATCAACGAAGGTGTACAGAGTGGAGAAATTGTTGGTGGTGAGTCCACATATCCTCGCTTCTATGGACTGAAGCAAAATGAGGTTATGAATACTATCAACGATACTCAACACAGTCTGTTCTTAACAACCATTCTCACATCTAATTCTTTCTGGAAAGACCTTGATCCTGAGCTTCAAAAGAAAGTTCAAGCTGCATCATTCGATGCTGCCAAGGCAGAAAGAGTATGGTCTGTTGAAGATATCGACCTAGTACAATCACAATGTGCGGATGAAGGTATCGAAGTTAACATTATGTCCGAGGCAGAAAGATCTCGATTCCAAGAGAAAACAGCATACATCTATGATAAGTTTGCTGATGAGTTCTCTGAAGGACTTGTTGACAGCATCAAAAATGCCTAGTCATATCAGTAAATAAAGATTCGGTGTGCACCCTTTATGGATGCCATAAGGGTCGAATGTGGAAAGGAAGACGGGGGAAACCCCGTCTTTTTTTATTGGATATATACTATACGGAACATCAAACTTATTATGATCTCATCATGGTGATCAGAAACGACAGTTTATATGAATGGCCCAATAGATATTTGTCTAGTCCTAAGTACATTATGGGACCAAAGGCAAACTTTTATTTTTTGCCAGAAGAAAATTTATTGAATAGGTATTTCAATACCAGATGTGTATGTCGTGCTGGTTTGTTACCAACTAAAAGAGATTACGAAATTATATCTCCAGTACCTGAGGACACATATACTAATATGAATTTCGATGAGGTGTGTGCTGATTCTGCACAACTCTGTTTAGATCAGGCTGGTGATAGAAATATTCATATAATGTGGTCAGGTGGAATTGATAGTACAGTAGTATTTTTTGCTTTACAAAGAACTGGAGTACCTTTGACACTTCATTGTGATCCACAAGTATATACTGAGGCACCAAAGATCTATGATGATATACTAAGAGGTGAATATCCTAATGTTACCTTGAAGCTTCATGAGGATCATAATCTAAATGAAGAGTCAGAACATGAAGCAGGTGTTACGTTGAGGAAAGGTTTAGAACCTTTTGCTAAAGATTCTCATAACATTTTTGCTACAGGTGAGTGTGGAGATCAGATATTTGGAACTGGTAGAGTATTTTTATTTGATGAGGAGACAAGAAATAAGAGTTATAGAGAAACTATTCCTGAATGGGTACAGGCTGCAACTCATGAAAGTACTCATTTTGTTTTGAATAAAGATGATGTTAATTTAAAACAATGGCATTGGGCATGTAGTTTTATGTTCAAGTACCAGCAGATACTTGTTCGTTGTAAGAAGATGTATGGTTATATCTTTCCACTACCACCCCATAGTAATGCTTTCCATTTTTATGATACACCTAATTTCAATCGTTGGTCTATAACTAATCAAGATGAGAATAGTAGTTGGAATAAACTAAGAGAATATAAATGGGCGGCTAAACAATGGATATATGAACAGAATGGTGATGCTCATTATCGTGATTATAAATTGAAAACCCCTTCATCAAATAGAAGGAGAACAAAACCAGGTATAAATTTTGAATCTAACTGTGATGGGTTTGATGATACTTATGATTGGCAGATGGTTATCAAGAAAACCTTTGGTGTAGGTAAAGAGCTTCAAGGTGAGATTTATTCAACACCTTTACCAGATCCAAAGGAACATGGTAATACTTATCTTAGAGAGGATTCTAAAGAAGCTAAAGAAACTGGTGATATATTGAAGGGTATGGCATAAAAATAAATATCTGAAGCGGAGGTTTTTATGGCAATTTCTAGGGGTAATCAATATGAACATGCTGTAATGGCACAGGCTTTGAGTAGGATTGAAGATCCTACATTAGATGAAGAAAGTAGGTTATCATTACATAGAAGTAAAATTTCAGATCAGCAAGTCTTTGATACTGCTCAAAGATTTATGAATAATATATGGAATGTTGAACGAACCAATCCAACTAGCCAACAGTTTTATAAGTCATTTAAACAACTTGGTGGTAGAAATCCAGAACCAAAGACTGATGTTTTATTTGTAAAGAATGGAACTAGGTATAGATGTTCTATGAAATGGGATGATGCTTGGCAGTTAGGTAGTGCTGGTATTCAGGGTAGTGTGTCTGTTATGAATATGGTATTACAAAAGATTGCTATTGCTGGTGGTATGGGTGGTGGAGAAGTTATGAGGGTTGCTGAGATATTAGATTGGATGGGAGATACTATGGATTTGGGAAAACTACCACAGACACAGATAAGACCTTTATTAGAAAGAGGAAAACAGCAGGGTGAGTTTCAAGATCTACAACGTATATTAGGTTCAAGACAACAACCACAACCAGACAGATTATACATTGCTTTCAAAAGGGAGTTTATACGTGAGTCTTTGACTGGTGGAAATGTATTTGGTGTTAGTAATGATAGGTGTGCAACTCATATTCTAGATAGTACACCACAAGTATCACCTATCACTGATGCTATGATTAATGGTATGATGGATAGAGTTTTCGTTGACATTCGTTTGAAGAACAGGGGTTACCTTGATCCAGATACAAAAAATCAACCAATCAATGAAGCTGTCCTTAGAATAGAACCAGTAACATGAACGATTTTATTGATGAATTAATTACAGTCTATAAAGATAGACCAAAAAGAAGACAGATCATGAAGAAAGAGATTGAAGATTTTATGTGCTTTTTCTATGCTATCACTGAGGATGATAAATATAAACACATGAGAGTTATTGGATTAGCTTTCATCGAGAAAAATAAACATCAAATCTTTAAAAAGATACGTGAAGCAGTTCCGAACATTCATAACAGAAGCAAGAGTTACCAAAGCATCCTCTCAAGCGAAGAGATTGGGTTTGGTAGGAGACGGTCACGGAGATTGGTATGATCGCCAAGGCAGTCTGAAAGCTAAGACTGTTAAGGGTGAACTAAAGATGTTTGGTGCCCGTGGGGGTGAAGAAGATGAAAAGCATGATTCTGATCGCAGTACATCAGCAGTAACATCTGCAGGTAAGAACGCTGGTCCTTCACTTGCTTCTAAGGCTAGGGCAATAGAACCTACTCTTCCAGATGCTAAAGAAACCCAAGCAAGTAATGGTGATACCAAAGCTGCTTTGGATCAAATGAGTAGAGATACTCCTCTTACTATTGCGTTTGATAAATTTGATAGTCCAGAAACCTCTGATAATATTCTTGCTACAGTAGAAGAAGTATCAGGTGGTGAATTTTATTACATATTTCCCAGTAGGGATAGTAACATTGAGGAATTGAAAAATGCATATCCTGAGATTAGCGAGTCAATCATCGACGATAAAAATGCAGAAACCATTTTCGATGTCCTCCAATCACTTAATGAGAACGGGTTTGATGCAATTAATATCGTCGTTAGATCATCAAGGGCAAAAGAAATCTCAGAGTTAGCATTACAACAGAACGGTACATTATATACTTACGTGATGATGAATGTAATACCTGTTGATGAGAGAAGTATAAGAGAGCAGTATTTGGCAGGTGATATATTTAAAGTAGGTTCTGTTATTGAATCTAATAATAGGACAGGTCAAGTATTCAGACGAGGTGCTAACCATTTAATTTGTATGGATGAAAATAAGGATATATTTAGAGCATGGGTATCTCAGGCAAAAGAAGTTGATAAGTTCTTTCTAGCATTGGACTTTTGATAAATAAGTTTACGGCTAATTAGTGTTTGTAAGATGGGTAATCCTTTTGAGTCTCCTTACGAGAGTCTTCGTCAATCTATAATTGATGAATCAAAAAAGAAAGCTGCTAAACGTCAGAAGCGTTGGCAAGACGATGATTGTGATGGTAAGTGGTATGAGAAATCTGATACTGATGGTAAGATTAGTAAGAGAGAAAAGAAAGCACAGGCAAAGCACTATAAGTATGAGGAGATAGAAGTTAAGGAAGCGGATAGTTTGTCAGCACAAGTTGCTCGTTGGGAAGCAGGTCGTCAGAGAAGGATGAAGAGATCTGGATCTTATGAGCGTCCTAATTGGATTCCAAGAGATCAGGATCATGAAGATAGATATGGATCAAGTAAAGGTGAGAAGAAGAAGCCGCAGAAAACTCATGCGAATCTTCAAAATGAAGAAGGTATTGCTGATATCATTGCTCGTCTAGAGAAGAAAAGAATTAGTAAAGGTGGAGATGCAAAGGATTCACCACTACCTTCAATGCGTAAGTATCATGCAGATAAGAAGAAAAAAGTAAAGGAAGCATACGAAGTAAGTAATGCTGACAAGAAAGGTAACACTAAAGCATGGCAAGGTTATCAGTCAGGTCAGAAGAGTAAGGTTGATGGAAAACCTTTGTATAAAGCTGGTGCTGGATTGACAAAGGAAGATACTCTTATAGAGACTGCTGTTGATTATTTTATATCAGAAGGAATAAATGAAGAAGGTATTGATCTAATCATTGAAGATATTGGTATTGATACATTCACAGATTTCGTTCTTGATTTCCCTGAACAGTTAGATGAAGAAAGAAAAGCAAGACGTGCAACTAAGAGAAATCTTGAAAACTTAAAGACTAAGACAATCCCTGCTGCTAAGGCAAAGGAAGCAAAGAGACAATCATCAGGAACTGGTGAGTATAAGTCTTCTAAGAAAAAGCCAAAGTTAGGTGCTCCTTCATATGTTACTGCTGTAAAGGCTGGTAAGAAGAAAGCAGTTGCTAAGAAAAAGGTTGCAGTAGCAACCAAGAAGGCAAAGGCAAAGCAACCCGCTAAGAAGGCAACTAAGCAAGGTCTTCTTGGTAAGGTCAAGGGTTATGTTAAGAAGGGTGTAGCTGCTCACAACAAAGCGAGAGCTGCTGGTAAAGTCCCTGAAAAGCGTGTAAAGGATTTTGCTAAGGGATTTGCATCTGGGGTATCAGGCACTGTTAAGTTTGCTAAGAAAGCAAAGAAAGCTCTTACTGATGAGTACTCATCTTGGAGAGATGAAATAGGTTTTGTTTCTGAAGCAGTAAAAAGACCAAAGCTTGATATAAAAACTAACGTAAAGAATAAGATTGAAGTCAATCCTAATGTTAAGACTGAGGAGGTATCTTCTGTAAAAAAGTCTTCTGATGTCGTCGCTACTGATGAGGGGACGGCATACGGAATCTGGAAAGGAGATGGTAAAGGTTTAGGTAAGCCTGATTACCACAAAGGAACAGGTGAAAAGGTTGTCGCAAGAACTCAAAAGTGGATGAAAGGTAAGGGGCAGAAGGGTGCTCCTGGTTTAAATGCAATGAAAGCACGTACTGCAGAGCACGAAGCACGTCGTGGTGTTAAGAAGGAAGAAACAGAACTTGATGAAAGACTAGGTGGTAAAGGTTACAAACCTAGAAAAGACTATGCTGGTAGAAGAGTCTCTGGTGACTGGGAAAACTCTGATAGAGGTGGTGGACACAAGTCAGTTAAAAGAGCAGGTGGAACAGTAAAGAAAAAATCTCCTACTTACTTAGCATATGTTCATAACAAGAGCAATACAAGTAAGAAAGAAGATTCTTTGCCAACTACGTTTGAAGCAAAGGTAGATCAAGGACGTTCTGATTATGGTAAAGCAACTATCAGAAACTGGAGACATTCTGGACCTAAAACTGTAGAACCAGCAATGTTTGACCCTGAAAATAAAAGGGGTAAGACTATTGATAAACGCAGAGAAGAGCACAAGGCAAGAAGAGGTGTCAAAGGTGCAAAGGTTCCTACCTATAGAAAAGAAGATCTTACTATAAAGAATATTGATGGTAGTAAGACTGAGATAATTGATCTAGTACCAGCACCTAAGATGAGGTCTGCTCTAGATTTGGTAACGACAGAAGCACTTAGTTTATTTGAAAGAACTAGGTATGCTAAGAAAACAGGTAAGAGTGCAAAGACTGGTAAAGCTTCTAAGAAGGGTGGTCGTGGTGCTGTAAAGGACAAAGCATTAGCAGCAGTCCTAGCAGACATTACTAAGAAACATGGTAAGGGTGCTATTGCTGGTCAAGGTGGTAGTAAACAAACAAAGAAAGTAAAGGGTGCTAAGTCTACTGCAGGTACTGGTAAGTACACGAAGGCAGCTTCTTCTAAGAAAGCACTTGCATCTAAGGCAAAGAAAGCAGGGTTCAAATCCACTCAAGGATACGTTGATACTATGGCAAGGTATGGTGGAGAGAGTAACTATAAGAAAGGACGTGGACTAGGAACATGAAAGAGTCACTTAGTGTAAAGGATACGAAGAAATTAAATCAAGCATCTGCACTTTCCTATAGTAATGATCCTAAAAAACAGGATCGTGCTAGAGCAAGAAGAGTTGAAATTGATTTTAAAGACTTTATGAGACAGAAGGGTGCGAAGAAAGAATCATTTGATATAGATCCTAAGAAACATAGACAAGTAAGAAGGGATGCCAAGATTGGTAACCTTGCTAGAAAGACAACAAATCCTGGTGAGAAAGCAGCAGCAGAGAAGAAATCAAAAGGACCTAAACTTTTTGGAGAGGAACCAGAAAGAACAAGTGAGTATAAAGCAATGCAAGCATCCTTACACCCAAGAGGTAGTTCAGAAGGTGCTAGTGCTCATAGAGTATATGGGTGGAAAAAGAGACCACTTGAAAAGGATCTTAAGGTAAAACGTAATCGTGGATATAGAAAACCTGCTGGTGCAAGAGTTGTTGGTGAAAGTATAAAGGATGAACTACTAAAGAAGGCAGCTTCAAAGCATAAGCAAGCTAAAAATTTCAAGAAGTGGCGTAGAGAAGCAGAAGCATCTCTCAATACTTTGAAGAAAGGTGAATACAAATACTACAATAAACGAGGTAGATTAGTAAGTAATAAACAGTGAGCCTATATACGTTGAGTAAAAAAAATTAGATCATGTTATCATTTCTACTTCCATTTGCATCACAAATAATTAAGGATGCAGTAAACAAGATCCCTGAGAATGAGGAGCTTGGAGAAAAACTTATAGAATTGTGTTTGTTTATCCTTGCTAAAGCAGTCAAGCTTACTAAGACTGATATGGATGATAAACTTTTAGCACAAGTGTCTAAGGCAATTATCGCTAGAGATAAATAGATTTACGTAAAATATAAGGAAACACATGGCACTCTGGGGAGCATCGGATGGTGATGAGTCTAAGCCAAAGAATCTAACCACCACAGAAAAGAAAGAAGTGTTTGCAAATGCAACAGGTTGGGTTCGTGAGGCTGGATCTGCTTGGAGTGGCAATGATAACACAGACGCTGATCCTGAACTATTAGTAGCGATCAGTGGACTAGCAGTATCTATTGGTGCTGCTGACATCACAGAAATTGAATGGATCTCAAGTTCGTTTGATAAGTCTGATGGTGGTACTCTATCTGTTAGAGTACGTTTCAATGAGGCAGTTGACGTTACAGGCACACCACAGTTGACAATTACTAACGATACTCCATCAAGGAATGTTGTTGCTAATTACACTGCTGGAACTGGTACTAATGAATTAGTATTCAGTAAGGTTATTGGTGCTGCTAATGCTGCAACTAATGCTGATGATGTACTATCAATCGGTGCTAATGCATTAGCATTGAACGGTGGAACTGTAAAGGATAACGGCACTAACACAGCGTCTACTATCACTAACGCTGCTGGAATTGGATCTGCTGCTGGAACAATAACAGTAGTTGCATAAAATTTGCAATAACTTGGTATGAAATTTGATGAACTAAATGATGAAAATCATTTGCTCTTTGCTATAAAACATTATGAAAATCCTCATGCCTCCACTATGGAGGATTTTGAGGAGGACATGAAACGTTTCAAGTATATAAAGAGGCTGTTGAAGAAATATATGACTCAGGGTGATTTGAAACACCATCTCATCCTGAATCATTTAATTATTTGCTTCAATGTATTTGGTGAAGGTACCATACCACTTCTTTTTTATAAGATAGATAAAGAGTATTGGACTATATTGAAAACGTTTTTGGTATTCTTGAACAGGATACCTGATTATCCTAAGTCTGGTCTGGATACGATTGATCTTCATAAAGAAGCTCACGTTATACTTACTTCTATCTAATGGATGATAAGAAACTCAACAGAATTCTAAATATTCTTAGGGAAGAAGTACCTACGAATAATATTTCTAGTGGGAATATAAAACCTGCTACTGAACTTGGAGATGATCCTATAATTCGGAAGAAGAAAAGGAAAAAGTTTGCCTATCTTGGTCCCAGATCACGTAAAGCTTGGATGCCAAAATGAGAGTGAACGATCAAGTATTAGAAAGACTAGAGAGAGTAATAGAAACCCTTCAAGAAAACAATATCAAGATGGGGCAGATGCTTGCTGTCCATGATGAAAAATTAGACAAACAGGATAGGATAGATGCAGTACTATTTGAGAAAGTGGAATCGGTTCATAGAGAGGTCAACCGTCAAGCTCAGGAGATTAAGGCAGGATGTGAGAGAGATATTCGCAAGGTAGATGAAAGACTCAGGATCATGGAAAAGAAAATGTGGAGCATATTTGGTGCTCTTGCTGTTATTTCTTTCATCGTTAGTCCAGTCGGACAAGCAGTCCTCAAAAAAGGATTGACCCCAGACCCTACACCTGCTATAATAAAAATCCCTCCAGAAAATAGGTAATGATTCATGTTGATGCCAAGTATATTTCTTTGGTATCTGCAAGGCTGAATAAATTCAAGAGAACAAAGAATAATCTTTACAATTTTAGATGTCCTTATTGTGGTGACTCTAAAAAGAATAAGAATAAGACGAGAGCATATCTATATCAAATCAAGACAGACTTCAATTTCAGGTGCCATAACTGTGGTCTATCCAGATCCTTTACAAATTTCCTAAAGGATCAGGACTCTCATTTATATGACCAATATGTAATGGAGAGATATAAGCAAGGTCTAACTGGTAAAGCAACCGTTACACCTGAACCAGACTTCAAGAAAGTAATTGGTAAACCTGTATTCAAGAAGAAAATTAACTTGCCTTTAGCATCTGATGTTGCTAGGGCAAGTTTGTATTTAAAGAATAGAAAACTTGATCCGACTAAGTTTTATTATACTGATAAGTTTAAACATTTCTGTAATACTTTCAAGCCAACATTTGATAATATTCTTTACGATCATCCTCGTATAGTCATACCAATGTATAATGAAAATAAGACTCTTATAGGATTCCAAGGACGGGCATTAGATGGCAAGCAACAACCTAAATATCTCACTATAATGCTTGTGGACAACCACCCTAAAGTGTACGGTCTAGAACAAATAGATAGGACTAAGAAAGTTTATGTCACCGAAGGACCATTTGATTCCACGTTCATTGATAATTCCATTGCTATGTGCGGTAGTGACGTGGATCTTAGCAATTACGATTTTGACTTTACCTACATCTACGATAACGAACCCAGGAACAGGGAGATCGTCTCTAAAATTGCTAAGACCATCTCGTTGAATAAGGAAGTGGTCATCTTCCCGTCAGAGATTCGTGAAAAAGATGTCAATGATATGTACATTGCTGGACATAACGTCATGGAACTGGTAAAATTGAATACATTCAATGGATTGAAAGCTAAATTGAAACTACAAACTTGGAAAAAAGTATGAGCAACGGAACGTCAGTTAGAAAAAGAAATGGTTCAATAGAACCATTGAATCTAGAAAAGATGCACGTCATGGTTGATCGTGCATGTGATGGACTCGCTAACGTATCTTCTTCACAAGTTGAAATTCAATCTGGACTTCAACTATTTGATGGAATCAGCACTGCTGAGATTCAAAGTATCTTAATCAAGTCTGCTTCAGACCTAATTGATTTGGATCATCCCAACTATCAGTTCGTTGCTGCTCGTTTATTACTCTTCTCTTTGAAGAAGAGTTTATATGGTAGGTTGGAAGAGATTCCACCATTGTCAGAACATATTGATTCTTGTATTGAGAGGGGTGTATATGCTCCTACAGTACGTGATAAGTATTCTGATGAGGAAATATCTCTTCTCAATGATTCCATCGATCACACAAGGGATTATCTGTTTACATATGCAGGTCTTCGCCAGGTTGTTGACAAGTATCTTGTACAAGATAGGAGTACAACACAGGTATATGAGACTCCTCAGCAGATGTATATGATGATCGCTGCTACTTTATTTGCTAACTATCCACAAGAAAATAGGATCAATTATGTCCGACGATACTACAACGCAATCAGCAGACACCGACTCAACATCCCAACGCCCGTTATGGCAGGTGTCAGAACGCCCATCCGTCAATTTGCATCTTGTGTTTTGGTTGATTCTGATGATACCCTCGATAGTATCTTTAGCTCTGATATGGCTATTGGGAAATACGTCGCACAACGTGCTGGTATCGGCATTAACGGAGGAAGAATCCGAGGAATCAACTCTAGAATCCGAGGTGGAGAGGTTCAGCACACAGGTGTTGTACCCTTCCTTAAAAAATTTGAGGCTACTGTCCGTTGCTGTACACAAAACGGGATCAGAGGCGGTTCAGCGACTGTCCACTTTCCGATCTGGCATCAGGAAATCCAAGACATCCTCGTCCTCAAAAACAACAAAGGAACAGAAGATAACCGTGTCAGAAAACTCGACTACTCCATCCAGTTAAGTAAGTTATTCTATGAAAGGTTTATCCAAAATCAGGAAGTCTCGTTATTTTCCCCTCATAATGTTCCTGGCCTTTATGAGAGTTATGGGACCCCTGAGTTTGATGACCTATATCGGAGTTACGAACTGGATGAATCAATCCCAAGAACAACAGTCAGTGCACAGGAACTGATTGGGGATTTACTAAAGGAGAGAGCAGAGACTGGTCGTATTTACATCATGAATATTGACCATTGTAACAGTCATTCTTCCTTCAAAGACAAGGTTACCATGAGTAACCTATGCCAAGAGATTACTTTACCTACTACACCTGTTCAACATATAGATGACCCTAATGGTGAGATAGCATTGTGTATTCTATCTGCTATTAACGTAGGTAAAGTAACTTCAGACAAAGAGTTGGAAGAGTTATGTGATCTATCTGTTCGTGCATTAGAAGAGATTATTGATTATCAGGAGTATCCTGTTGTTGCTGCTGAAAAATCTACGAAGAAGAGAAGATCACTAGGTATAGGGTTCATTGGATTAGCACATTACCTCGCTAAGTTAGGTCATGATTATGATTCACAAGAAGCATGGGATGCAGTTCATACTTTGACAGAATCTTTTCAGTTCTTCCTTCTAAAAGCATCTAATAAACTTGCTGAAGAAAGAGGTTCATGTGAAGGATTCAGTTCCACAAAATATTTTGATGGAGAGTTACCTATAGATCATTATAAAAAAGATGTAGATGAGATTAGTAGTGTTCCATTACAACATGACTGGGAAGAACTTAGAGAGTCCATAAGAATACATGGTTTGAGACATAGTACACTGTCAGCACAGATGCCTAGTGAATCATCATCTGTTGTATCTAATGCAACTAATGGTATTGAACCACCAAGGGATTATCTATCGATTAAGAAGTCAAAGAAAGGACCACTCAAACAAATAGTTCCTTCGTATGCTAGTCTAAAAAATAATTACACTTTGTTATGGGAGATGAAGAGTAACAACGGATATATAAACGTAGTATCTGTGATGCAGAAGTTCTTTGACCAAGCAATTTCTGGCAATTGGAGTTATAATCCAGAGAACTATGACGATAATGAAGTTCCTGTATCTGTAATGGCTCAGGATCTTCTAACAACCTACAAGTATGGTTGGAAGACATCTTACTATCAGAATACTCATGACATGAAGAGTGATGAGATAGAAGAACCAGTAGTAGTGTCTAACCTTATTGCTGAAATTGAAAACCTAGAAGAAGAATCCTGTGAGTCCTGTACGATCTGAGCCAAATGGCATGACAGTGTTCAACAATAATATTGTTGACACTATAAATCAACCCATGTTCTTTGGTGCTCCTTTGGGAGTACAAAGATATGATGAATATAAGTATCCAGTATTCGAGAAGCTTACGAGTAGAATGCTTGGATATTTTTGGAGACCAGAAGAGGTATCTCTTCAGAAAGATCGTGGTGACTATCAATCATTACGTCCAGAACAGAAGCATATATTCACTAGCAATTTGAAGTATCAGATTCTACTTGATTCAGTTCAAGGACGTGGACCTGGTATGGCATTTGCACCTTATTGTTCTTTACCAGAACTAGAAGGTGCTATGAAAGTATGGGAGTTTATGGAGATGATCCATAGTAGATCTTATACATACATCATCAAAAATATCTATCCAAATGCTTCCGAGGTCTTCGATACTATTCTTGAAGATGAAAAAATTATAGCTCGTGCTGAATCTGTTACTAAAGCTTATGATGAGTTTATAAACTATGCACAGGAATGGGGACAAGGAAGTATGTGGAAAGCAGATTCTAAAGGATCTCCTTCTACAACCTGGACTGAGAAAGATCTTAAGAGAAGTCTTTACAGAGCAGTCGCCAATGTTAACATCCTTGAAGGTATTCGCTTTTATGTCTCTTTCGCTTGCAGCTTTGCCTTTGGTGAACTCAAACTTATGGAAGGGTCAGCAAAAATCATCTCCCTTATCTCTAGAGATGAGAACCAACACCTCGTTCTTACACAACAAATAATGAAAAATTGGCAGAATGGAGATGATCCTGTCATGCAAGAGATAGCAGAGGAAGAGAAAGAAACTATAACAGAAATGTTTAGAAAAGCAGTTGATGAAGAGAAGGATTGGGCACAATACTTATTCAAAGATGGTACTATGATAGGTCTAAATGATAAGTTACTGATAAAATATGTTGAGTGGATTGCTAACAAGAGGATGAGAGCACTTGGATTAGATCCAATTTATGATGCACCCATCAAAAACAATCCATTACCTTGGACAGAGCATTGGATCTCTTCTAAGGGATTGCAAGTAGCACCACAAGAGACAGAGGTTGAGTCCTATGTTGTTGGTGGTATCAAACAAGACATGAAAAAAGACACCTTCTCAGGATTCAAACTCTAAATGTTTAAGAAACTAAAGAAAGCATATGTTAATTTCACTGTAGTATTTGCAGTACCTTTGATTATATTCAGTAATGTTTCTGGTGTTTATACTGGATGGAGAGAAAGACAGTATGAAATGTTTGAGAAAAGAGAATTGTGTGCAAAGT